ACTACCAAATTCAAGTGCTCCATTTCTAGCATACATCCATAAGTCACCAACACCTACTGCACCTGATACTAAAGGTTTACCTGTTGGTGAATAAAGTTCTGGGGCTCTTGTTTGAAATGCATCTAAACCACCATGACCATTTGAAGTTGCGTGTGCAGCCGTTCTTGCAACAGTTAAATCTCCAAAGTCTGTTGCATTACCAGCAGAAGCAATTGTTTTTTGTTCAATAACATTACTAACACTTCCTTTTGCAAATAATCCTAATATGCTATTTGAGGTTCCTCTTCCATTTTCAGTTGTCCCTGAAAGTGAATCACCGTAATCAATAGCATTTCCTAAACTTCCAAATTGAATTGTTTCTATTTTTTCTCTTGTAGAACTATCTTGTCCACCAGCCATAACCATTCTAGTTTGACTTCCAAAGCTTGATTGACTTCTTTGAGCAGCAGCTAAATTTCCAAAATCTACTCCATTACCTGTTGTAGAAAGTTCAAAAAAATCTATTGTGTCTATATTAGACGGAGTATTTCCTCCTGCTTTTATTCCTCTTGTTGGATTAGCAGTACAAGTAGCTAAAGCAGTTGCAGTTTGTGTATCTCCAAAATCTGTTGCATTTCCTAACGTAGCAATATTGACTGAGTCAACCGTATTAACACGAGAAGGTGTTAATCCATCAACACTTAAACATCTAATGTTATTACTCATTCCTGCTAGATAACTTCTACCAGCAGTTAAGTTTCCAAAATCTGCAGCATTTCCAGTAGATGCAAAATGAACATAGTCTATTAAATCTGTGTTTGAAGGGGTATGACCACCACAAGAAAGTCCTCTGGTAAAACTTCCTCCTCCTGCATTTAAATCTCTTGCTACAGATAAATCTCCAAAGTCAACCGCATTACCTGCTGTGCTAGTTTGAAAATAATCTATTACACTTGAATCACCTGGAGCTCCACCACCCATCCATATGGCTCTGACGGCTCCTGTGTTTGAATTAGGATAAGTTCCATCACCTTTTATATTTTTAGTAATGTCATTGATTTTCCAAAGCCCTCTTGCTTGGTCTCGTCTAGGATAACTTTCCGACATCGGTTAGTCCTCCTACGCGTCGTCTATCAGTTCGTATGATATTGTGACTACTAGTGTTGATGCTGCTGATGCTCCGCCTCTAATAAGATCAGTTTCTTGTAAGTAGAAAGAAGAGTTTTTATCTATTACATCAACTGAAGCGTGAGCTGGAACTGTAAGTTCATCAGCTAGTTCTTTGTGAGTTCCTGAAACTTCTGAATCAATTGTAACTGTTGCGTCGTTATCTGTTACGTTTGTAACTCTGATTAAATTAATTTTGTTAACTTGATCTGCTGCTGCAGTTAATAAAGTTGTTGTTAAAGTTGTACCTAAATCAGCTACTGCTGTTTTACCGTTAATCGTTGATACATTAACTATATTTGGTGCTGCCATTTTTTATTCTCCTAAACTCCTTTTATCCGAAAACTATCGCTGCTGCAATAGCTTTTCCCATTGATATACCGCTTGAAGGCGTTGTAAAACTTAGCGTTCCAGAACCGTCGGTCTGAAGCACTTGACCACTACTACCATCTGCTGCAGGAAATGTCAAAGCATCAATAGTGACTGTTCCTGAACCTTTTGGCTGTATGGATACACCAATATTAGTGTCTCCACCAGATGCAGTAAGTGTTGGTTTGTTTCCTGTAGCTGCGTTCGCATATGTTAATTGATTAACCGCGGAACTCGTAGCTGTTAATAAAAATAATTCATTACCGTTTGTATCTAAAATAGATGTTCCTATTTTAGGTGATGTTAATGTTTTATTTGTTAAAGTTTGTGTGCCAGTTAATGTCACATCACCAGCTGGTAAAGTATCAATGTCAGGATTAGTTCCATCATTTGCAGTTGCAAATACAACGGCATCTCCTTTGTCTCCTGCCGCAAAAGTAAAACTATCTCCTGAACCTGAAGCATATTTAAATTGAACTGTGTAAGAACCTGAAGTTGAATTTCTTAAAAAATAAAAAGTTTGAACATCTAAAGGTATTGTTACAATTTGATTTCCTGTAATCGTGCCTGTAAACTCTATCATTCTGTGAGATAAAGTTGCACCTGTTGATCCATCAGAAACTGATAAAGCAGTTGTTTGTGCACCACCAGCTATTGATTGTGTTGTGTATCCACCAGATATCTGTTCTATAATTTGTAAATTAGTATTAGTTTTAGTTCCCCATGTACCAGCGTTTTCACCAGTTGCCTGTAGTTCTACTCCTAAAGGTGTATATGTTGATGCCATAAATTTTATCTCCTATGCAGCGTCACTATAACTTGTATTTGATCCAGTTGCAACATCTGAATAAGTGTCATTCGAGCCTGTTGAAACATTACTATATGACGTATTTGAACCAGTGTCAACATCACCATATGCAAAAATATCTACAGCTCCAACACTTAATGTTGCTGATAAACTGTCTAATCCAACCTGCATATCTACTGGAGAAATTGACCCTACGCTTGCAGTGAAAGATTGACCTGTTAAACCTAAACCCTCCTCTACTGTTAAAGACCCAACACTAGCTGTAGTTGATAATCCTGTTGGTTGAGCAATAGCACTACCTAATCCTATGATAGTTCCTTGAGCAAAAGTAGCTTCAACACCAGATAATTGAACTGTATCATTTGGTATTGTAACACTACCAATACTTGCACTAAATTGTACTCCAGTTAATTGTGCTTCTTGAGAAGAAATAGCTGTGGCAGTTCCTTGTTCAGATGTAATTGAAAGACCAGAAAGAATTGCTGTTTCATTTGGTGCTTTTGCAGTTCCTTGACTTAAAGTTGCATCTAAGCCTGTTAAACCAACAGTCATGTCAGCGACTGTTACAGATCCAATAGCTGATGTTGTTGATACACCAGTCAATCCAACTTGCATATCAACCACAGATGGTGAACCAACAGAGGATGTTATGGATAATGAATCATCTACAACAACAGGAACAAAAGCTTCACCTTGTGAGAAAGTAGATTCTAAACCAGTTAAACCAACAGTCATGTCATTAACTGTTACAGAACCAACGCTGGATGTAATTTGTATACCTGTTAAAGAAACAGAAACAGTTTGATCAGAGAGATCTCCCCAGCCACCATCACCACTCCATTGTTGGGCACCCCAACCTGTTTTAAAAGTTGTGGCTTCATTCCAATTAGCCTGATCCCAGGTTAATCGGCCCCATCCTGAAGTCACCGACATGGGCGGCCTCCTATGCTAATCTGATTATCGCGCTACTTGCGTCTGCTGTAGGAAATTCTATTTTAAAAGTTCCATTACTTGCTGTCTTGTCACCACCAAATGCAATAACACAAACAGCATCAGTTGTTCCCGAACCACCGTCTGTTGTTGTGTTATAAATTAAAGCTCCGTTTGCAGTGAAAGAAGCTGATGTATAAGTCACATCAGAAAAGTCTGTAAATGCAGTTGTTGAAGATAATGATACACCAGAGTTTGTTAAGGTTGCACCACCTGCAGAATATGCAGATCCAGACGTATTAGATATCTCGTTTGAAGTTGAATAGTCAGTTGTAGAAGCACCCAAAGAAGCTGAACTTGTAAACAAAGCAATTTTAAAAGTGTGACCACCTGAAGATTCAAAACTGTGTTTACCCTGTAAAAGCTCTTGTTTAAAGCTTGAACATATTGCTGATGATATTGCCATAATTTTTCTCCTACGGGTTTGGTGAGTTTATTGGAATACGAATAGCGCCATCTGTATAGTCATCTCTTCGTCTTCTACCAATTTGCTCACTAGCAAACTTTTGTACTTCAGTTTTATATTTATTTTCATACAATGTCAACATATCCATTGGACCTTTTAAATACCCATATGCCTCTGATAGACAACAATATAATAGTCCATTTGAAAAGTTCATACTAATATAATTAGTATCATTATTTTCTAAAAGATCAGGCATTTTATTAAAGTGCACTCTAAATCTATATGTTGTATTAGGAACTGGGGCAAAAGCTATACGTCCTGATGTTGTATCAGATTCTCCTGTGCCTCCACCAAACATAGCATAATACTTAGGCTGACCTTGAGCTGCTGACGTTCCCGTTACATCTTGATATTCTTGTAGGTATGTATAATCTTTTTTCTCTAACCATCTATTAGCCCCTGTAGTTTCAGATCCTGCTGTATCATAAACTTGAATACCTCTAATAAATAAAGCTCCTGCTGGAGCATTGATTGATTCTTGTCCAGCAACTAAATTACCTAATTGTTGTTTTCTGTCTGCATCAATAGGTACGTCTCTAAAAATTCTATATTGTGCATTTAAAATAATATTTTCTAAAACAGCATCAGTTAATACATTAGAGTCTGTTTCAGTATAACTTCTTATTTGTGTTTTTAATCCTGATGCACTTAATCCTGCCATTATGCTACTATCTCCTGACAAGCTGGACAACTTTTTCTAAATCTTAAATGACTAGGACAATGTTGTGGCTTAGGTTTTTTTACCTCTTCATATAAAACAATATGTGGATCTTGTTTTTCAGGTTTAAAAATATTTTTTATCCAATTTAAAATTTTATTAATCATGGTGTTATTGTAACTGGTCCTGCAGACACAGTTGGTCCTCCTCCGTCTTCTGTTATACTTGCAGTTGTTCCTAAACTAAAAGT